GTTGTAGAAGTACCTAGTCTATAAAATAATTCAACAACTAAAAATTGTGGAGTAATCTTTACAAATTGACCTTTAAAATAATATACACCATCTTGAACACTAGCAACATATGAAGAACCATACGCATCCGTATCTCTCAATTGTGCATAGATATTTTGACCATAAATCTTTAATTCGTCATTTTCAACAAACCGATCACCACTAAGATACTTAATAACTAAAATAGGATTTGTATCTGTGCTACCAATAGCAACAACTTTAGCACGTGCTAATTTTGTAGAATTATAAGATACAATTGTTTTACCTAGATAATCAGATGGAACAATATCTTCATTATTATATTGTGCATCTAGGATAATATAATTTGCAGCAGTATCTAGAGATACTTTTCCACCAATAATTGGACTGCCACTTTTGAATATATGATTACCAAATTTTTCTATTTGACTTGATAGAATTGTTTGTAACTGAGTAAGTTCTCTTGCCTGAACTGAATATCCAGGACGGAAAAGAACTCGCATAAAATTCTTATCTTCATTGAAATCATCGTAATATGGATCGTAATTGAATAGGGTAGTCATTTATTCCTCGTTAGAAACTCAGTATAAAACGGATTCGTTCGGTTTGTGCGTCATCTCTAGTTATTGGTGTTTTACTAGTTATGTATAATATCTTTCCTGAATACAAATCAAGTGTTGGATTCTGTATTGCATTTACAACACGAATTGCACCACTATCACGACCTTTAACTGCAATGTTTTGTTGTAAAGTACCACGAACATTATTTACATAAAGATGATTTTCTACAGTATCAAAGGATATAACTTCTGCAGTAAATGTTGCAGTTTCATATGTTGTTCCTTGAAATACTACTTCATCTGCACCAAAATCACCTACACCAGGTGATGTTGTTATTCTTGTATATAATGTATATGCTGTTCCAGTAGCAGGATTTGTTGTATTGTATAAATTTGGATTGTGCAATAAAACTACTTGCCTAAAATCATTATCTGTTGGTAATATACCAGATTCATCTTGGTCAAATTCAACATTAAACATTAAATTAGATGCTGATAATTCATATACTGGATCATATCCATGCCCATCATGTGGCGCAATAGAAACTGTAGCAGTAGCATTATTACCAACACCACCGGCAACATCAGTAAATGTTAAATCTGCATATGTGTATTGGGAACCTCTATTTTGAATAATAACATTAACAACATGTCCACCTGTTACATTTGCTTTTAATACTGCAGAAGTACCATCACCATCTATTGTTATAATGTTTTGTAATGCACCATTAGTATAATTATTGCCAGAATTTGTTATTGTAACAATATCAATACCACCTTCAACTGCTGCGGCCGTAACAAACTTATTATTAACTACTGGCATCCAATCATCAGTTAAAAATCTTTGTTTTTGAACTGATGAAACCGTATACAAATATTTCCACTTATATCCATCTGCAGTTAAAACATATGGTTCTTCTAATGAAGTTGTAGATAATGATAATGATGGTTCTGATGTAGAGTTTGCACTTGCGTTATTTGCTAAACATTTAAATACTTGATCTTTACTATTCAATACATAAAAATTAGTATTTGCTTCGTATGTATTATATTTTGTATTTGCAGTCCAATTATTTCTATCTACAACTAAAGATGCATTAGTATATGATAATTGTTTTGCCAATATACCATATCTGTAATAATCATTAATTATTGCATCGGTTTCTGTAGGTGTAACTGGAACTTCAGTACCAGCATTCCAAGGTAATTGTTTACCTATAAATGCATACATGTATGATCTTCTTGTTGTAGGAAGATATGAATTTGCCGTCAAATCTAAAAGATCATATAATTGATTGGCAAATAATACTTTGAAATTTTTTGTTATGAGTGATGACATAATTGTATTTATTTAACTTTTAAGACGTTTGTGACAATATTTAAAGTATTTGAAGTAAATGCTGTATCTACTTTAATGGTATTAGCATTTACAAAAGTAACAGTTTTAGTCTCATCAAAATAGAGATTAATAGTTACATTATTTGCAGTAACACCAAGAGTATTTTGAGTAATTAGATATTTGCTATTTGATACACTTAATACGGTTTCTGTATTGCCTGTTGATAAGTAAATAATATCACCATCAAGAATATCATTAATAAAGTTACACGTATTACCAAATACCGTATTAGAACCAAGAGAAATATTAACTGTATTTGCAACATGTCTATATACGCCAGTAAATATTACAACATCACCAACATTTACATAATTCATTAAATTGGCAGTTGTATTTGTAGTTGCATTAGCACCATATACAATATTAAACTTAGTTGGTAAAGTTGTTACCGTAATACTTTGATTAACGTCATTTGCAGAAACATTTTCTTGATTGTTGTCAATTCTTGTGACAAATGTTTTTGTACCTAATGGATGAACAATATCATTTAATGGTTTCTTAAATTTATTGTAATCTGTTTTTGAATTAATAACATATGAGAAATTATGGAATTTATTTCCATCTTGTAAAAACTTATCTTCACTTATATGTCCATCAGTATTCAGATAGATACCAGGATATCTAATCAATCCATTTTCAAAGTTTGCAGTTGCCTTAGCACGACCATCACCATATACCGTTGTGCTACCTAAAACAACATTACCAGAAACTGTTCCATCATCCGATTTAATTGTTTTACTTGCATCAAATGTTCCTTTATAATTAAATAATCTAATAAACCCTGTATCTTGTGTAAATTCGTCAACATATGCAGAAAATGTTGTTGAAGAATTTGATGTACCTTGATATACTATTGTATTAGAAACAAATAATTGTCCTGGAGTAACATTTTGTAATGTTAAATCCATATTTCTCAATGATATCATAGGTGCTTCAACATAATCATAACCATAACTAACTATACGAATCGAAGTTATAGAACCAATTCTTGATGTTGTTAATGAATATTGTTCACCATCACCTAGAACTTCACTGACATAAACATTAGCACCAGTACCAGAAGTTGTGTTTATTGTAATTGTTGGTAATGCATCTCTTGTATAACCTTCACCACCTAATACAAATGCATTTGATGAATGATTGTTAATTGTTACTGTTTTAATACCACTGTTGCCAGCATGTATAGCACTAACATATGCATTGGCACCATAACCAGAACCACCAGTAAATGTTAATGTTTCACCAACGGCATAATTACTGCCACCATTTGCAGTAACAATTCTACCTAATGAACCTATCTTATATAAATCATTTCTTACAATTTTATACACAGAAACACCAGAAACATCATTTGCAAAATTATTAGCAAAAATTAATGTATTTGTAGTAACACCAACAATTTCGTAAATATCTTCCATCTTATTTACAACATATAATCTTACATAGTTACCAACCTCAAATGATGTAGTTAAATCTTGGGTTAAATCTGTTATTATATTTGTATCTTTAACAATATTACATGATGATATAACAAGAACATCTGAATTAGTTTCATTATAAAAACTATAAGTATCTAAAGTTGGTTTTGCTCTGTATCCGCCACCACCTTGATCTAATGTAACAAATGATAAGGGATATACATTAAATGATTGATATGAACCAATATTGGCAACTGTAATAGCGTTTGCTACATTGATATTTGGGTATAGTCCATGCAGTGTTTCAATGGACATATTTCTTAAGTTTACTTTACGAACAGTTGCAGTATCTACTAAACTAATAGATGCTTTTGCTTCTGAACCATAAGGTGCGTTTTCAAATCCACCCTTAAAATCTACAGTTGAAACATATGCATCATAAGATGAACTTATTTCACTTGTCTTTCTAAATCCAAAACCTGGATTAGTTAAAAGAATATCTGTAACTGAACCTTTTGTAGTATTGCCCACATATGCCAAAGCACCAACAGGACTATTTGCAGTTGGATTTAAACCTCCAACAATAGTAACTGGATCACCATTATATGGTATTAATGGATCATAACCATTATAATACAGACCACGATTTAATGGGTCAATTTTAATTTCTGATAATGCACCAATTAAACGACCGGATACAGTTACATCTACAACACCATTGTTATATGTTGCATCTATAGTTTCACCAGTTTCAAATAATCTTTGGATATTTGAAACATATAATTCAATGTATTTAATACCTAATTGTCTATCTATCGATTCAATAACTTTTTCTACTATAGCAGTTGCTTTAGATATTCTACCTGTTATTTTTGTTTTTTCAATATTAAAGATATTATTATCTGAAGTATCAATTCTAAGTGCTAAAGGCAATACCCATTTACCATCGGATGCTTTTAATATATCATCTTTAGGATAATAAATGTCTATATTTTCATTGTATAATGCACGAAATAGAAACTTAACTGAATCTGGTGTACCATTAGATTTATAAAATGTTGTAATTAATTTTAGAAATAGTCTTTTATCTGCCAGTATATTCTCTGGAAAATAAGGCATTAAATCTCGTTTTATTAAATTTAGATAATCATTATCTGCCTTATCTAAATCAATAGAATTTTTAAGTGCATCTAATTCATAACTAACTTGATTATTAGTTTCTAACCATTCATAATATTTTTGAAGAAAGGTTACAAATATAGGATATTCATCCCGAACAAATTCGGGTAATTGTCTTTCTACTAATTTAGAAGTTAAAACTTGATCCATTAGACTGTCACTGTCTTAACTACAACACTTGTTGGGTCTTGATCATCTAATACTAACATTTTATTTAAACTAGATTGTATGACATTACTCAGTGGTTTAATATGTATCATAATATCACCAAAAGCATTATTGACAGCATTTGGATTAAAATTATTAATATATATTTTACCTAACTTATAATCAATAGTTCCAGTAATGCCATTATTGAAATTACTATTAATTACAACTTTAGTGCTTTGACTGCTAATCTCATCAGTCTTATAGTATGAAATTCTTATTTGTCCATATCTACCTTGAAGAACTGCAAGACCTTCTCCTAACTCACCACCGCCTCCTGTAATCTGAACTGCTGCAGTTGTATATCCAATACCTGGTGTTAATACTGTAATTGATGATATCTTACCATTAACAATAACTGCAGATGCCGTTGCACCCGCACCATCACCAACAATAGTCACTGTAGGGGTAGATGTATAATTAACACCAGGATTTGCTACTGTAATAGATTCAACACCACTATATGATGAGGGAATCTCTTCAAAGAAACATTGTCTATCTGCGCCATTTTCATCGGCAACAGTAAAATCTGGTGATGAATAGAAATTGTCATTTGTTGTACCTTTATTTAATTCAAACCCAAAATCTAAAATATAACTATCTGAATTAATTAAGTCTGGTCTAAATTTCTTTGCAACAAATAAAGTTGCCTCATTAGAAACAACTGATCTATCCCAAGCATCAATTCTTGTTTCCATACCAGAAAAATTAAAATAACTATTAAACTTATTTAAATTGGATGCACAATAACCACTAATTATAGTTTTAATATCTGCTATCAGTTGTGATTGACTTGTTGATAATTTTGCTTTATCATAATAAACTTTAGATGTTACTTTAAGATAATTATAATCTACATCTACAATTTCTGGTGTAACAGTCAACATACTAATTGGTTTTAAAATATTATTCTTTACATAATCTTTTTCTGTTTGTGATACTTCAAAACCTAATTTTGGTTTTGCAGATACAAATACTTTACCATAAATTGGGGGATTGTTTTCTTCTCCACCCCAAACATTAACTGCTTCAAATTGTGGATATTTTTGTTGTATTA